GATTAAAATCATGCAGGAGCAAATGGGTATGCAACTAAGCATGCAACTGGAAGCTGAAGAGCGGGCTGCCGGACGACGGGCAGCCGAAAAGGCATCGGAACTTGAACGACGCAGAGTGGCTGAGCTAGAGAGAGCCGAGCAGATCAGAGCTGAAGAAATGAGAGAGCAAACTATTATGGGTGAGGCTGCCGTAGAAGGTGCAGCAGCTGAATATGGGGATCTTAATCTAGATGTCCCATTAATTGAGCAACCCGATTACGCAGAACCAACTGAACTGGAGTAATATTAAATGAGTAAGGTACCAGAGAAAACTATCGAAGAACGATGGTCCTCTCTTAACAACAAGAGGGAACTAATAGTGGAGAGAGCAAGGGCTTGCGCCGCTGTGACCGTTCCATCTCTGTTGCTACCTAAAAATTATGATGATCGGGAGACTCAAATACAACAATACTCTAGTGTTGCTAGTCGTGGTGTTACAAGCCTATCTTCTAGAATACTTAGTGCTCTTATACCCCTGAATGATACACCATTCTTTCAACTAGGGCTGAAGAATGGCAGGCAACCATCTCAGGAAGTAGCTGAATTCCTAGAGGTACTTAGCCTTCAGATATATAGGAAACTGTTAGCTAAAAATATGAGAGACTCTATTTATCTTGCACTGCAGCATCTGATTGTAGCTGGTAATGCTTTAATTATTATGGATAATGATTTTTCCTTTAGAGTTATACCAATAGATCAATACGTTCTACGTAGGAATGTTAATGGTGATGTTAAAGAGGTTATATATATTGAGTATCTTTCTAAACCAAATGATGAAGCTGTAGAAGAAGACAGTAGATTCCGGCATGGTGCGGATGAACAAGAGGGATTCGATACTGTATACATACGCCTTACTCTAGAAGAAGATGGGTGGTTCATGGAGAAGGAGCTAGATAATACTGTTATAGAGTCTGGTTATTTCGATGTGTCTCCATTTATTATTCTTAGGTGGACTGGTGTAGCTAATGAAGACTATGGTAGATCTCATGTAGAAGATCTATATGGTGATATCCTTACACTTGAGGCATACTCACGATCCATGGTACAGGGAATGGCAGCTAGTTCTACATTCTTTATGGGCGTTGACCCTGCTGGGCTGACAGAGATAGATGATCTTAGTATAGCACAGAATGGGGAGTGGGTTGCTGCTCGTAATCAAGATGTGTTTGTTATCTCTCCCTCCTCTACAATGAATCCTCAGGTACAGATTACACAGGCAGCAGTAGAAAGCATGAGGAAAGAGGTAGGCCAAGGGTTCTTAATGCAGAGTGCTGCAATGCCCACGGGTGAGCGGGTTACAGCAACAGCTATACGTGCTATTGGCAGCGAACTAGAATCTATATTGGGTGGTACATTCTCAGCAATAGCTAGAGATCTCATGGAGCCACTGGTAAGGAGATCCATCTTCCTTATGCTTAGAGATAATGAGATCGATCAGGCTCTTACGGCACAATTTGATGAAGAAGAAGGCATACTACAGGTAGAAATTGTTACCGGGCTACAGGCACTGAGTCGAGAGGGTGATCTTACAAGGCTACTACAGCTTGGGGAAATGGTTAGAAACCTACCAGAAACTGCAGCAAGTATGTTTAAGTGGGATGCTTATGCTCGTGCTGTAGTACTGTCTCTTGGGTTTGATCCTAGACTTTGGGTTAAATCAGAAGAAGATGTTATGGCAGCACAGAAGGCACAAGCTGATGCTCAGCAACAGGCACAGATGCAGCAGATACTGGGACAAGAGGCAGCAGGTGTTGCGGGTCACGCAGCCAAACGGGACATAGATGAGACAGGTGGCAAGGGTATTCCTAAACAAGCCATGGATCAGGCTATGCAAATGTTTGGTCAAGGTGGAGGTGGCGGGCTGCCACCGGGAGGTGGAATGCAATGAACTTAAGTACACCACTATTAACATGTGATATAATAATCCCCGAAGCTGATCTTATTGCCAACAATAGAGACTTAGATTCTGTTTATGGTATAATGATTGCCAATAAAAACGAACTGCTTATGCGAACCAGCTTAAGAGAGTTGCTTAAAGAGCGAGAGAATATGCTAAGGGCTCGCGGCTTCAAGCTACCCGAAGACTGGGACCTATCATGGAACTTTAAGTTAGGTCCTATCTGGACACCAGCTGAGCTTAGCGGTGGGGTTTTCTGGATACTGCCTGAGTATTACCTGAAGGAACCGGATGGTAGTTGTACTACTGATGGAAACATATCAACAGCAACTGATAGATATGAGAATCATGATTTCACTCAGACTACTTGTGATGATATGCCTGCTCTTACTACACATTTAAATGGATTTCAAGGTTTGGCTCTTACTGATAATGAGTACCTTTCTGCCACTAGCGTAGGTATTGGAGATGGAGCAAATGGTATGGTAGCTGCTTGCATGATAAACCAAGGTCCTGATGAAAATGCAATAAGTTTTGTATTTGCCGGTGATACGGATTCAGCAAATGATGTTTCTTTCTGGAAATATACATCTAGTGCCCGAGAGAACTGGATATTCGAACACCATAATGGTTCTGCTGAGAATTCGGGTGGTTGGGTAGCTAATGAAGATGCAATGTTTGTTATGGGTAGAGAAGCAGGCGGCAATGGTCTTTCCCTTCGTAAGGATGGAGGAACGGCAGATACTGGTACAACATCCGGTACCATTTCTGATCAAACAGTATATATTGGAAGCAATACTGGCCCCGCAAACGAATACAATGGAGAAATATTTGAGGTAGTGTATGCTGTTACAGGGTTTACTACTGCACTTGCACAGAAATTAGAAGGCTACTTTGCTCACAAATATGACGTAACGAGTACGCTGCCCGCAGCGCACCCGTATAAAATTAATCCCCCAAGAGCCGACTCAACATAAAGGAGAAATTATAATGGCTTATAAGAAACCAAAGAAGAAGAAATCAAAGAAAGCAAAAGCTGGCGTGAAGGGTAGAGGAAAACCCGTCCGCGCTAGAACCGCCGCAGGCCGCAAAGCAGGCGCTGTGAAGAAGGCTCAACAATCCAGAGGTAGGCAAGGTGGCCAAGAAGAAAAAGAAGTGGATCCAAAAGGCAACCAAGAGTATCGAGAAACGTGGTACTGAAGGTGTATGTACGGGTAAAAAGTTTGGGGGGCCTTCCTGCCCGCCCGGAACCAAGAGATATAACCTTGCCAAAACCTTCAAAGCTATGGCTAACAGAAGAAAGGGGAACAGATAATGCCAAAGAAACCAATGGATATTAACTCTAGTATTCAAAAGATGGTAGACGCTTATGGAAAGCCTACGAAAGTACGCATGCCTAATGCCAAGACCGGAAAGAATACTAAGGAGGTTGGTTCCCACCGTCCTAAGAGGGGGAAGTATTGATATGAAAAAGAAAGTACACAATTCAAAGACTTATGTATTAGAAAATACAGGTCTTAAACCAGATAGAACTAATGCGACTCGTAGGAAACGTAAGAAACGAACTATCGCTAAGGAGAAATAAATATTATGACAGACAATCAAACACCTGAACAATCTAACCAAGAAGGCGAGACTCAGGTAGGACATGACGTTGTTATGCCTGCTGAACCTACAGAAGATCCTGTGACTACACATGAACGACAGGCATTTGAACGTTTTGTTCAAGAGCAAGGGGAGAAAATCCCCGCTAACTTTAAGAGTGCAGCCGATTGGTTTAACTCTTTGAAGGAAGCACAAGCTAATTATACTAAGGGACAGCAGGAAATTTCTGCGCTTAAGTCTCAGTATAGCGAAACAGGGGTAGAGAATCCTAATTATGACCCTCAGGCTCAAAGTCAACCCGAAGTTGAACAACCCGAACAGCCTGCAGTAGATGTTAGCGATATGCCTGACGAGCTTTCGATTTCCAAACCAGAAGAACCAGTTGATACTGGAGTTACCCAAGAAGATTGGGTCCGATGGGGACAGGAGATTGATGGTACCGGACTTTCGGATACCACTCGTAAGGAAATTGCAAAACGTTTGAATGCAGATCCTGTTGTAGTTGACCAACTGGTACGTGGTCGAGTTGCCATGCAGAAGCAGGCATTTGATGACTCGGCGGAGGTTGTCGGCGGTGGGGATAATCTAAAAAGGATTCTAAAGTGGGCTGGCGAAACTCTGCCACCCGCAGAAATCGAGGCAATGAACCGTGCGATGCAGACTGACGCAAGTCAATCTATACTCGCGGGTCTCAAGTCTCGATATGACGCGGCAAATCTACCCGCTCAGGAATCTCAACCTGAACCCTCTGTTTCGACACCTAATGCTGTGCAAGCAGGACAAATTTCTAGGCCCGGTGAAGAAGTGCAAGCTTTCTCATCGGAAGCAGAAATGAAGGCGGCTATTTCAGATCCTCGGTACCGTACCGACCCCGCTTTCCGTCATGCTGTTGAAGGTAGAATTAGAATATCTTCTGTGCACGGCTATAGAATAAGGTGACCCTAATAATCCCTTGAGAGGGGACTAGGATAATCACACAGTTAAAACTTTTAACTTAAGGAGATTATCCAATGGCTTTATATGATACAACTGCGCATCCATTTACAAGCGCAGCAGCAACAGGATGGCTTGACGGAGGCGCTGCCCCCGGTTTGACATCTAGTACAACGAAGGGTCAGGGTGTAACAGCCCAAGGCTCTACTGATGAATACTGGCTTCCTATTTGGTCGGGAGAAATTCTGACTGCATACGACCAGTATAATATTTTTGAACCACTTGTTACCACTCGTGCTATCACTAGCGGAACTACCATGCGATTCCCGATCACTGGTACCGTTAGTCATAAGGCGGTGTGGGGAGCAGGTGAGGAGCTTGCAGATAGCGTGGCTATCGATGCTCCACAATACTTCGATATCTCGCTCGATCAGAGGCCCATGGCTTCATACTTCGAGCTTGATGACATAGCTCTTATGATGACACAGTGGGAGTATCGTTCTGAGATCGCACGACAGGCAGGGCTTTCCCTTGCCAATGCTCGTGACAAGCAGATTGCCTGCTTGATTGCTCAGGGTGCTTTCATGGATTCTCGAAGCCCCTCTGTTGCCAAGGGTGGTAACATGGCGAATTCGTCTGTTGCACGCTCTGCAATTGGTACTGTTCAGAATAACTGTTATGGTAGTTCTACTACATTCGATATGCCAGCGCATACTGAATTTAACGCACTTGGTGAGACTACGGCTACTGATGCCAATCGCACCAAGGCTGCACTCAAGCTTCTTGAGTACATCGAGCGTTATATGGTTCGGTTGCAGGAGATTGATGGACCTACCGAAGGTGTGTATGTCGCTCTTACGCCACAAGCGTTCAATGACATCCGTGCTCTTGGTGTTGCAAGATCAGGCGATGCACAGTCTATCATTACTAACATGCAACCCATGTTTGGTGGTGTGGCTGCTGCTGGTGGTCTTGGGGCTGGGTACACGACAGGCTTAAATGCTCTGTCAGACTCACTTGAATATATGGGCGCAACCATTATCAAGACCAATCACATGCCAAGGCAAACGGTTCAGTACTCAGCTGCTGCTGCTGATTGGGCTGATGCTGATGCACCAACGGATACCGTCACCATTGATGATGATCTTTTGAACATCCTCTTTGATGCTAGTACATCCGATGCGTCGGGTGCTACCCCTATTGGTGGTACTCCTGCTGACTCAGGTACAGGTCTACAGCTTCGCAAGATCCATGATCTTGGTGATGCTAAGTATGACTTTGACTGGGTTAACTTTGGTAACAATGCAGACTCTGGCGCTAATGTCGGTGGTAACTGCATGCATCCTGTCAAGGCTCTCATGTGGCAGCGAGATGCTGTTGCATCACTCAGTCTTCAGGGACTGAAGGTAGACTCTATTCAAGATGTCCGTCGTAACACTCAGTTCACCGTGGCTTCGGTCATGCGTGGTGGTGGCGTTCTTCGCCCCGAGCTGTGTGCTGCAATTCTTGCTGAGAGTGCTCTGGTGGCTTGCCCCTGATCTTAATTGATCAAGGCAACTAGTGCTAACTAACACGGGTTCCAAGGGATACATTCCCTTGGAACCTTTTTTACATAAGGAGATTTTAATGAGTAATAATCCACTAAGGAAACAGTCCCAAGGTCTTGGAGATACTGTAGAAAAGGTTGCTTATATTGCTACATTAGGTCGGATCACTTCATCTGGGAGGGTGAACAGGAAAAAGAAAGGTGATGATGATTGCGGTTGCAATAAACGCAAGAAGGCATTGAACAAGAAGTCGTCCTACAATAAGGAGGGATAAGTTATGGGAATGTATTCTAATCTAGAAGCTATTAATCATATGCTAATGATGGCTGGAGAGCATCCTGTCAATCATTTGGAGGATGATTCCGGTGTAGATACTAGTGTTGCGGAGCACATTCTCAATCGTTCCATAAAGAACTTTGTTATGCGGGGTCTGGTTAATAACGTTTACTTTACAGAATATATCCCAGATTCTAGCGGTTATATTTATCTACCAACCAACACAGCTAGTGTATATCTAAACGAAACTCTCTGGAGTGATGGTCAGGATCAATATATTATTGCTACCAATAGGGGTAGCCCACCTCACTTGTTTAATATTACGGACAACACGTCTTCTTGGACAGATGTTATGGACCAGACTGACAAGATAGATGTCAAACTTATTGTTAATCTTGATTGGGAGGACGTAGACTCACCAATGCAAATGGCTGTTATGACTTCAGCAGCTAGAGATTATCAAATGGTTGCACAAGGAGATCCAAAGGTAGATCAATTCCTAGCACAAAAGGAAGCTGTTTACGGAGCCAAAGGCAAGGCTGCTGATATACACGCTAAGCGTAGAAACTTCCTGATGGGTGATGTGGGTGCTAGGCTTGCTTCATACAGAAACTATCATACCTTACGATCCGCCACCAGAAGGTATCCATCGTAATGGGT